TTGATGAAAAAAGGAAAAATCAATTACGGCGATATTAAGCGATATATAGGAGTTCGATAATGGTCCAGAGTTATGTAAATGATGTATTAGTAGAACTCTTTGAATCAACTGAAATGGATGATGGACAGGGCGGAAAGGAATCTCTGTTTCATAAAAATGCAGAAGGTGAGTATGAAGATATTAACTATGAGTTTGAAGCATTTACGAGACCTTCTTATGGTGTGTGGTATGAATTGCATTTTATACCTGCACAACCTTTAATGGCGGAAATTGGTCACTCTGCTATGAATGAGTGGAGTGGCATATTTCAAATAAATATCTGCGTTCTAAAAACTATAAGAACGATAACACCTGATTTAGGTGTGAAAGATTATGTAGACAACGCTTATGCGAGCATTGCAGAAGTAATGAAACGCGGCGTTATTAAGGACAGAGTACACATTACTGGAATCGGTATTTCGTCTGCAATCGACAACGGTGATTACTACGCTGTTCCAATATCAGTTTCGTGGTATGCGAACCTGGCAAATTAAAATAGGAGAATGATATGATTGATAAGGAAAACATACAGCACAATCTGAAAACTGGTGCTGACAGTGACATTATCTACACTCGAGAAGTCACTGACAAGAAGTCAGTTAATTTCAGCAAGCTGAAGACTCGTGACGGTCTGTATAAATTCCCTCTTCTTTCACGTTCTACAGGAAACAGCATCTCGGGTACAACTGAGACAATCGAATCAAATGAGTTGAGAAAAGGACGTACTAAGTCTGCTCCTCGTAGAGGAAACTCTTCTGCGGAAGGAACTCACGACCTCGAACTTTCTCCTACAACTTTTGATGATTTGCTTGAAGCTGCTCTCCGCAATGAATGGAAGAGATGGAGTTCTGATACAAACTCTGCAATCAATCTTGATCACACCGCTTTCAATGACGGCTTCTTCATGACTCGCTGCGTAGACCCAGAAGAAAAGGAATACAACCATGATAAGAACTTCGGTTCACGAAGACTTATCAATGACGGTGTTGCCGGACACGAAGACGGTATGCTCAAAGTACCTGCTGGATGTATTGTTCATGAACTTACATGTGGTACAAAAGACATCAAATACTCATTGCTGAAGAAATTCGGTGGTGTAGATGGCGAAGATTTGTACCAGGAGTTTAAGCACATTGCAGTAAACACTCTTTCACTTTCTGTACAGATTGGTGCCATTGTAACCGGCTCGTTCGGAATGATGGGTAACAACAATCCAAAGATTATGACTGAAGATGTTGCTCGTGCTTACTTCGGTGGTGAAGACTCAGACAGATTCGAAGACGGCGTAACAACTGGTAACTCATTCATTGAGAATCTTCCTGTAAAATCAACAGATACAGACCAGTTCACTTCTCGTGAAGGTGATCTGTGGATTAATGGTAAGAACATTACATTCGCAACAAACCTCACTCTTGAATTGAACAACGGCCTTGAGAAGAAATATGCAATCTTTGTAAAGAATGCTATCTCAACTCAGCCTCTGTCTCTCGATGTTACTGGAGACCTTACAACTTACCTTGTTGCAGGTGAATCAGATGAGCTTTACAACTCTGGTATCGATGACGAGACAAATGAAATTATCTTCCAGTTCCAGAACAAGGAAGTGGACCCAGACTTCATTTATCTCTTCCAGATTTTCCAGACAAAGATTGGTGACCAGAACCTTTCTTCAAGTGGACCAGATACATTCGATCAGAGCGAACCTTGGAACTCATTCGGAGAGCGTGCATTGCGTATCTTCCGTGTAGCTCTTCCAAAGGTACGTGACATTGAATTCGTAGCTGATGACACTACATGGACAGATGCCGGCTCATTTATCGTAACACCAAATGCTGCGGTAATTGCTGCAGATATCACTGGAAAGATTTCTGTACTTGATTCTCTTAAGAATGAAAACGGAGAAGTTGTTGCTGAACAGACTATCACAACTGCAACAGTTGATGATGACGGTTTGATTCATGTAGCAGAATCTGCTTTCTCTACAACTACTGGCGGTGTACTCCGTGAAGTAGAAGTAACTCTTAACGGAGAAACAAAGAAGATGTCATTTGCTTACAAAGAAGCAGATGCACCTGACCCAGTTACAGATGTCGCAATCACAGTTAAGTCTAAGAGAGCAACAATTACTTGGGTTGATTCTGTTTCTACAGATGCCGACCACGTTCTTGTTGATGTTCAGGACAATACTGGTGCTTCAGTTGTTTCTGCAAGCGTTCCACAGGGTGAACACACATACACTGCTTCTGGTCTTACAGTTGGAGCAACTTACACAGTTGACCTCATTGCTGTTGACGAGAACGGTAACAAGTCTACTAAGGTTACAAAAACCTTCCAGACTTCTGATATCACACTTGGTTCAGTATCTAGCCTGGCTGCAACTGCAACTGGTCAGATTATTACAGCAACTTGGACAGACCCAAGCTCAGACCTTACTGGTGTACGTGTAAGCGTATATGACGGTGATACATTGGTTGAAACAAGTGATGTCCTCAAGACAGTTGGAACATTCACTTCTTCAACACTCACTGCTGAAAAACAGTACAAGATCACTGCTGTTCCATACAAGACCTTTGATGATGCAGTTCTCCTTGGAACTTCTTCTTCAGTAAACTGCACAACAGAGGCTTAGTTTTAATCTAACCTTTTTTTGAGGCTACTATATAGTCAGCTTGACGTATGTCGGGCTGACTATTTTTTTACGGAGACCATAGAATGAAACAAATTAACATCGAGGACTTCTTTACAGCAGACAATGAAGTATCGGGAATCTGGTATGAGCCAAAAATTAAGGGAGAACGTTGTGGACTCTCGTTCCTTGTTACTGGTAAAGACACCGATGAAAACATCGCAGCATCAGAACGCTATGAGAAAAAACTTGCTGAACTTGAGGACTTGAAAGACCCTGTTGAAAAAGCAAAGAAAGCAAAAGAACTTGATGCAAAGCGTGTAGCAGAATTTGTAAAGAGTATGAAAGTTGCTGACGGCTGTGATGTAAATTTTGGAGGAAAGCAGATTGTATATTCTCCAGAACTTGTTGAGCAGATTTTCCTCAAGGCACCTTTGATTAAAGCAGAAATTGTTAAATTTGTGATGGACACCGCAAATTTTATCAAAAGGGAGAACAACGCTTAAAAGAAGCTGTTGAGCGTTACTTCTTCCTATATCATCCGCATTCCGTAACAAAAAAAGTTGTAGAAAATGGAAAAAAAGTAGACAAGGTTGAATACATACGAAATGTGGATACAAGAGAAAAATTCATAGAGCAGAGAAGCGGTCCGAACAAAGATCGCAAGAAAGGTGAAGCAGCTTTTTTTGCAATGGGTGAGAGGGATGAGAAGTGGAAGAAACTTCGTGATATTCCAATCCCAAAAGAATACTCGTGGATTTTTCGGCATTTTATGGAAATCTGGCGAGGTTGTGAATATGACTTTGCAGGTAACATAATTTTTACATTCCGCACGATTAATGATTATGTGGAGTGCATGAAAGTTCCTCTGACAGTAGAGGATAAAAAATGTTTGTTTCGTATGAAAGCGTGGGCCTGTAATACGATAGCAGACATGAAAGAGGAGAAATCATAAATGACAAAACAGATAAATCTTGAAAACTTTTTCACAGAAGACAGAGAACGTGAGGGAGTCTGGCACGAGGCAATGGTTGATGACAAACCAAGTGGGCTTGAGTTTCTTTTGGTTGGTATTCATTCAGAAGACGTGGCTGCAAGATTGGAAGAGATTGACAAACAGAGCGATGAAGTTCGTTCAAGCGATTTAACGGACGAAGAAAAAATTGAAAAACTTGAAGAACTTGATGCTGACCGAGTTGCTGTTCTTACTAAGGATATTCGTGCAAAGGACGGTTCAGAGCTTATGATTGACGGAAAGCCTATTAAGTTCTCTGAAGAACTTGCAAAAGAGTTCTATAAAAAGTGTCCTTCAATAAAAATGGACAACATCGACTTTGTACTGAAAAGTTCAAGTTTTATGATTTTAGATTAAACAAAAAATCTCCTTATGATCATAAGGAGATAATTTTAGTTTTAGGAGTACCGCTATGGATGATTATGAATTTAATATTGAAGGAAGCATAGAAATAAAAGGTCAGAAGTCAATCCAGAACACTGACAAAGAGATTCAAAACTTAGCGGACTCCGTAACAACAGCCGAAAGTGCCGTAAAAAAACTTAACGAAGCCATATCATCTATGAAGGGTAAGGGAATAAAACCTTCGATAGATTTAAGTGAATTCGAAAAGGCTATAAATGCAATTGAAAAACGTATTGACTCAGCATTAGATTCTTCTTTAGGCATGTTCTCTAAGAATATGGCTAAAATCGCAAGCAGCAATAAAACTCTTAGAACAAACGAAGGATTAAAAGCAAAGGCAGATGGATATGTAGAAAAACAGTTATCTCAGGTAAACAAAACTTTTGATAAGTTTGCAGATTCAATCGTTAGTTCATTTGAGAAAAAAATAAAGGAAGTTGAAAAAACTCATGAAGACTTAAAGAGAGGATTTACTCTTGGTGCATCTGGAAATATTACTTCTGGTAGTATGTCTAAAGAAGCATTCCGTCTTCAGAAACATAATAATGGTGCCGCACCATTACTTCTTACCTCTTATGCCGGCGTTTCTAAGGAAGCAAAAGAAACCCTTGCTGCTGAAAAGAAGATAAAAGAAGCCAAACAAAAGGAAGCAGTGGCCGCAGAAGAAGCAGCTAAGACACAAGAGAAAATCACAAAAAAGAAAAAGATGACCGAATATCAAGAAGAAAAGATTAAGGTCGCTAATGCTAAGAATATAACTAACATTGAACGTAATGCTATCCGAGAGAAAGAACGAAAGGATAGAAAAGAAAAGAATGATAGACTTGCTGGTTTCCAGGAATATAAGTCAGAGCATCCAGAACTGTTTGAAACCGGTGCTCTTCTTCATTCAAAAAGATACCAGGCAGGTAGAGCAATTGGTGGTATTGGAAGTGCTGTATCTTCTTTAGGAACTGGTGGAAAGATTGTTGGTGGCTTGTTTGATGCTTTAGGAACTCTTGTAAAATCTCCAGTTGCAGGTGCAGCAACTGCGGTTTCAAATCTCGCAAAAGGCGTAATAGATTTAGGAAAGTCTGCAACAGAGGCTTTTGCCGAAATCGAAGCAATTAAAACCCAGTTAGGTGTTGTATTCTCAAATCAGACTCAAGCAGAATCTATGTTTGGCCAGATTTCTCAATACGCAGTAAAATCTCCATTTGGAGTACAGCAGACATCTGAACTTGCCGTCCTTCTCAAACAGTCTGGAGTATACGCTTCTGACTTAATGGACACTCTTAAAATGCTCGGTGATACTGCCGGCGGTAATATGGAAAAGATGAAGCGTATTGCAAACAACTATGCTCAGATTGTTTCCATTGGCAAAGCATCCATGCTCGATATGCGTCAGTTCGCTTATGCAGGTATTCCGATTTTCGAAGCAGTATCAAAAGAGCTTGGTGTTTCTCAGCAGGAACTTCGTAAACTTATTTCTGATGGTAAGGTAACAAGTGATATTATTGAGAAAGTATTCAAAGACCTTACTGGTATAAACGGTATTTTTGAAAACGCTACTGAAAAAGGTGCGAAGACTCTTAAGGCTCGTCTCCAGAACTTGTCAGATGCAAGACAGTTGGCATTCGGCTCTATAGGTGAATGGGGAACTAAACTTGGTGCTAATACTGGCGGAGATTCGTATGTAAACAAAATGGTTACATGGGCAGAGAATCTCTATTCATATATAAAAGAACATGTAAATACTATTAATATTCAAAAAGATGTAGCAACACTCGCAAATAGAACTGATAGAATTGAAATTTTAAAGAAACTTATTGAGGACAATAAGAATAATAAAGAACTCAGAGTTACATACGAAAAGGAATTACAGGCAGAACTCGCAAAACGAGACGTAGACTTAGAACGACTGACCTATGCAAATTCTTATGATGCAAAACGTGGTAGACTTGTGAGAGCACAGGAAGCGTTAAGTGGATATTCTCTTGATAACGCAGTAATGAGATTTAGTGCATTATCATTGTTAGCAGGACCTGCACAAGGACAGAATGCTGCGAAATTAAATCCTTACTCAAAAGAATATGAAGGATTAAATCAACGAGAACTCGAAAATCTTGCAAGTTTGTTTAAAGAACTTGTAGATGCTATTAATGCTGAGAAAACAATTACTGAAGAAGACGCAAAGGCTCATAGAGAATCTGCGGCAATTGAAGCACAGCAGCTTGCTTTTGATCGTGAGAATAGCAGAGCAGATAAATCAGATTCCTTAAACTCAAAATTTCAGGAGCTTCTTGAACTTTACAAAGGCAGCGATGAGTACAAAGCAAAAGAAGAAGAAAAAAGAATTAAGACTCTTACTGAAGCGAAAGAAATCCTTAAGCAGTTAGTTCCAAAAGCAGGTCCAAACGGTGCTGTTGATTTTTCTAAATTCACAATGCCAGAGTTCTTGCGATACGATGCACAGGGAGCATTCTCTTCTGGAAAGAAGTTTAATATCGTAAATGGTAATAGACCTACAAGCAAAGAAGATATGGCTGTTTTGAGAAGTCAGTTCACGTATGCAATGAACGAGGCTTACAAACAGGCTTCGTTCTATATGGATACCAGAACTGCTCTTAAATTGCAGTCTGAAATTACAGAACTTAACAGCAATCTCAATGATCAAGATTATCTTAATAAATTTAGTGAAACATTAACCAGTGTACAAGACCTCTTAAAGACTTCACAATTGCCGGACAATATTAAGAGCCAGGTTTTGGGATATCTTGTATCATCAACAGTTTCTCATGAACTTACTACTGGTGGTGAGAATGCAAATCCAAATGACATTGCAAAAGGTTCAAAATATGACTTTGTTCCTCTCTGGAAACGTATACTGGCAGGAGCTACCGGTCTTTCAACACAGGGCATGACTGGTACTCTTCAGACAATGGAGAACTACAAGAACGACATGGCCGTTCGTAATATGGCTTCAAATGTCCTTAAAGCAACAATGAGTTCAATGGGTGTAGACTCGGCAATGGGTCTTATCAAAACCGCCGGGAATGCAAAGCAGTTACGTGGCGATACTGGTGCCACATTCCAGGTTGACTGGAAATCTACAAGAGAAGCTATTAAAAAATTCTCTTTGGCACTGTCTGCTTCTACAGATGTAATCACTGCATATAAGAATAGTCTCGAACAGGAGCTTGATACTTACGAACAGTTGATTGCCGCTGGTTATACAGAAGCAGAGTCTCAAGACCTCAAGAATCAGAAAACTGTTAGCACAAAGACTCTTGAAAAACTTTCTATGGATGCTGGTGACCAGTTGGTAAATGCATTTGGCGAAGGACTTAAAACAAAGAGTGGAAAAACAGCATTCTTTAATGGTACTAATTTTGTTGATGAAGAAGGAAACCAGTTACAAGAAGAAGAAATCATTCTTACTGGTAATCTGTTTGAATTTATCAAAAATGAACTGCCGAGATTAAGGAAAGATATTAAAGATGCCTCAGTTTCTGAAGCAAATAATAAATTCTTAAATAAAATGCTTTCTCAAGTTAGTGGAACAAATGTGCTTGCAGGAATGCTTAGAAGCGAAGGGGCCTCTCTTGCAACAAGGTTTGTTTCGTCAAACCCGGATTATACAGAAACTGTTTTAAGAGCTGCCTTAAAAGAAACGAAAGGAACAAAGAAATTTGAGAGTATACAAGATTTGTCCATTGAAGATGTACTTGCAAATTATGCTTCAAAAGATTATAGACGAAAACTTGCTGAAGCTAGAGGTGACACTAAAGAGGTTAATAGAATAGACAAATCCGTAGACCTTGTTGAATCTTCATTGAAAGATTTGGGAATTGTTATCCAGACATTCATTGAAAGCCCTGCATTTCAAGGATTAAACGAAAGTATAAGAAACCAAGCTCGTGATAACGATGTAATGCAAAGATATCTTGCTAATCAATGGGCAAAGACAAATGGATTAGCAGATCAAAACAATCTCACTCCTGAAAATTATGGTGGGGCACGAGGACTTAATAACCGTCTGTACAAATACGTAACAGGCCAGGAATTGTCATCTGACCAGCTTGATTATATAGCAACAAAACTTCGTGCCGAAAAAGATACTGTTGCTAATATAAATGCCAAGAGACAGGCAGCTTATAATAAGCTCTCTCCAGAAAAACAGGCTGCAACAAAACTTGAACTTATTTCTGAAGAAGACCTTGACCCATTAAAGAAAACCAATGAAGCACTTGCCAAAATGCTTTCCCTCAGTGAGCAGATTGCTCTCACATGGGGAGAGGAAGACGGTGCTATACTCGGTGCTCTTGATAGTGTTGGAATGAAAGCAGGAGATATATTAAGAGACTTTACTTCTTCTGCATTGACTTCTACTCTTGAAACTTGGGGAAAGACCTTGGCAACGTCAGCAGATGACTCAGCAGAAATAGGAAAAAATCTTGCTGCAATGTCTGCTTCAATGCTTAAGAATATGGGAAGTATGATTACTCAAGCCGGTCTTTCTCTTGCAATCTCAAGTGTTGGTGATAAAAAGAAAGTATTACTCGGTCTTGCTATTGCCGCTGCAGGTGGTGGACTTTCATTCCTTGGTGGATACTTAGATGGAGAAAC